TTTGCAATCTCGCCAGAATGTTTAATCAGGTAACCGTCAATCATTTACTTCTCCTGCAAACTCTGAAGCACCCGAGCCGCTTCACTTGCGTCAACAACATGGTTGGCCGAGGGTTCTCCCAATCGAGCATTGGTAAAATCCTTTGCTTTTTTGATCTCATCATCCCGGATGCTCAGCCAGAATGCTGCATCTTCTTTATTCTTGGTGAGCATGGGTATTAGCACTGCAAGAGATGAAGAAATGATAAGCATAGGCCACTGGGTAAACAGCTCGTCGGTAGCGGTGATATCGTCATCATTTGTAGTCCAGGCAAAGTAGAAGAGCGCCACGTCATAAAGTGTATTCGGGATCGGTGATAGATACATGGTGGCGTTATCCACGGAAGCCGCGTCGGGCTGGCCCTCTGCATCGAAATTATGAATATCGACCATAGATGCATGAGAGCCAATCGGTAACATGCTCCAAGGGATACCGCTGGAGTCGGACCGTTTGATAAACGCGTACCGGGAAAGCTTATAGTCTGGTAAATTGAAGCCCGCATCTACGGCCGTGGTTATGGGGTAGATGTACTGATCTTCGAACACAGCGAGGTCAACGCCCACGCTCATCCAATAGTAGTTTCCCCGCCTCTCAATCTCTCTTCGACCTTCATCCATCGCAAAACGAACGAGGATAGGGTCAACGTCCGGCTTACCACACAAGGCCCGGACAACATCCATTGCTTCGGAGATTGTCATTTAGAAATACCTCGCTTTGTTGTGGTAGTCCGTGGACTGCACGCGCTTCGACGGAAAGAGCTTGTTAGCCGCGATGTCGAGCTGCTTCAAGAATCTATTGTAAGTTGCATCCTGAACCTTAAATTGTTCTCCCGATGCAAGGGAGACACACAGTCTCCAGAGCAAGTAACTAGACCATCCCGCAGGCATATCCGGATCACTTTCCGGTCCGTCGAAATCGTATAGTGGCCTCTTAAAGTGCAGCAGCAAGGACTGGGCAGTCGTGTACGAAGTGGCCGTCGCCCACACGGCGCCGACCGTAGTCGTAAGCTGCCAAAAGAGGGGCCAGTCTGCTCCTGTAATCGGGCGGTTCTCCGCGCTTGCAGTGTGTCCCAAGATACAATCATAATACTCACCATCCGTTCCAATCACGGTGCTGAGGGTGCCAAAGTTATCGCCAGCAGTGTTGTCACTGTCCGAAGGGACGGGCCACACAAAAAGCTTTTGGTCCGCAAGCTCAAGGGTTCGATCGACAAACACTGCCTGCGGATCTCCAGTTTCATCCTTCGGTGTAGTGAGCTGCCAGTCCCGAGGGGAAAGAATTCGAATTGGAGTATCAGTGCCACGAGTGTCCCGCCAGAACACGTTCAACAGCTCCATCATGTTTTCGGGAATACCGTCTGGAGCTTCATCGTCAGGGGTGTAGATCCTGTGCCCCTGCTCAATAAATAAATGACGAGAAGACATAGCCCAAAGAGCCGCCTTTTCGCCTGATAGGTCCTGATCTTCTTCGCGCAGAATGTCGTTAAGATCCCGCACCGCGTCGCGCATAAGGTTCTGCGAAGGCACTTCTCCCGGCTTGATCGCGCCTACACGTCTAAGCGCAGCCTCAACGATTTGGTTGCGCTTACGAAGATGATCGAATGTCGTTCCTGTACTCACTAAGTTACCTCCAAAAGAAACAAGCCGGGGAAACAAGGGGGTATTCCCCCGGCCGTGGGTGGGGCAGGGCTAGGCGCCGTGATGACGCCTAGAAGAGGGTGCCCTGCCTAATGAAGGGACGTGTGTCGAGTAGACGAAGCACGTCCCGTGCCCTGAAGTCTGTACCAAGTTCTTTGTAAACGTATAGGGCAAGTTCGTATTGCTCTTGAGTGTTCAAGCTTAAATCTAAGTCCGGGGCTCGGATCTCAGCCGGCGCGGAGATTGTCCGAAGCTGCTGATGTTCGAAAGCCCATTTATGAGGATGTTCTTTGTAGGCTTTGTCAAAAGCGACTTCTTTATCGAGCCAATGCAGAAAGCGAACGTCCCAAACCTCGGCGCCCAATCCGCCAGGGTAGCCATTACCCATAACGTTACGGTCTAAGTTTGTTGTCAGCCAATTCCACCTCGCCGGATTACCGTCATAGAACTTCACAATGCGGTCAATCTCGTCGGGATCAATCATCGTGTTGTCGCCAGGAATTCGAATGATGATGTCACCATCCATAATATCAGCAGCGAGACAATACCGATGAACAAGATCGTCAGAATTACCTTTGTAATCCAAAACAGGAATATCAAGGTCACGCGCTGCCTCCTTCATGATCCCGCCATTTGCTTCGTGAGGAATTGCCAGCATTATTTCTGTGAACGTGGTTGCCTTCTTTACTCTATTCAGCACATGCCAAATTTGAGGCTTCCCGAGAATCATCAAACCGTTTTTTCCAGGCATACGCGAATTCCCCATCCGTGCCTGAACCACACAAACCTTTTTCATTTCTTCCTCTCCGTCAGCTAAGCAGATAACAAAACCAACAAAGGCTAGGTCTGCAATCATCCTCGAAGCCTCTTTATGCTTCCGGCTTCGCAGGGCAAGACTCGGATCTCTCCGGACCCTCGCGCAACCTGAAGGTTGCGAATCTCGCGGACAAGAGTCTTGAATCCGCCAGGCTCCACTGAAGCAGCCTGGTCTGTTCCAGGGAGAGCACGATCAAGTGTTATGTGACGTTCAACAATTGCCGCTCCCATAGCCACGGCGCAAAGAGTAGTCCATAACCCCGGTTCGTGCCCGGAATATCCAATAGGGCAATCAGGAAAATCATGCATGAAGGTATAAAGACGATTCAGGTTCAAGTCTTCTGGTTTAGCCGGATAATCGGAGGTGCAAACCATCAACCCAATCCACGGGCAAGCCGGGTAAAGAATATTCATTGCGTACCAGATGTCCCGCCGCGTACACATTCCGGTGCTCATAATAACTGGCTTATGGAAGCCTGCTATGTGGCGTATAAGCTCAAGGTCTGTAACCTTAGCCGAAGCTATCTTGAACAACCGCATGTTCATACACTCTAAGGTATCAGCCGCATTGCAGTCCCACGGGGACGCGAACATTTCGATGCCACGCGCTGACGCGTGCTTAAAAAGATCAACATACTGCTCTGAGCTGAACTCGATTCGCTCCCGGTAAGCGAGGTAGGTCATTCTCTCGCCCCAAGGGGTATCGCGCTCCTGGTCCCAAAGATGAGCCGGCACGTTCATTGCCGGGGTTCGCTTCTGAAACTTAACCGCATCACAGCCGGCATCCTTTGCAGCATCGATAAGCTGCTTTGCCATTTCCATGCTGCCGTTGTGGTTAATGCCAACCTCTGCTATCACAAACGTATGATTAGGATTTAACTGCAACATCTGTCCCCTCCTCCTCATGCCACTGTCCATCCCACACTTTGTTAATAAACGATTCACCATAAAACTTGATTGACTTCAGAAGTCCGGCATCGTGACCGCATGAAATGAAGTCCAGGGTCTGCTCGGTGAAGTCTAAGAAGGAAGGCGTCGTCAGGATCTCTTCCCCCTTCACGGTTACGGTGCAAAAATCAAATTCAACGCTCTTACCCGTGATCCCCGTCGCGTGGGTCTGCTCTTGCTTCTGCACCATGAGATCAAGTCCAAAAACATGCAGCTCCGAGTATCCTAGATTCATCGCTAATGACAGAGCATTTATTGCGACACTGCCCCCGGCATTAACTATGGTACAGACATCATAACCTTGCTCTCTTCGGATCTCCTTAAGCTTACGAGTATCCTGGGTGTCGAAGATGTAGCGGTTATATGCTTCGGTCCGCTTAACAATCGAGGGCCGAGAAAAGGAAGCGAGTAAAAACTTGGTCTTGGTGTTCAACCGGGTGAAGCAGGACTCTTGCTCTGAAGAGCAATCGAGAGAGATGCAGTAGTCCGGGATGATGTCGTGGTCCAAGCACCAGGGATACATCCGAGCAATCGCGATCACCGGATAACCGCAACCCTTCAACCATTTAATGTTATCAACTTGCCCATCAACCGAAGGTCCGCCAGCAACAATTACGACCTGGCCGAAGTCCTTTCCGGTAAGCTCTCTGAGGTCCGGAATACCCTGAGATAGATTCTTCCGCGCATTCGAATAAAGAAGCTTACGGCTAAACTTACACTGACCACGGAACGGGGGGGATTTTCGTTCTTCCCCATCCTTCTTGAACAAGTAGTCCAATGAATGTTGCACCCATTCCACGGGCTTCCAGGGAGACGTGAACACGTCTTCATACCCACGGTGACGCCATAGGGATCGAATTTCTTCGTCCGCGTAGAACTCTTCAAAATCAAACTGCGACATTACATAAGCCAATGTCGAATGGCAAAAATGGTAGTTCCGACCCATGCACACAAAAACATTAGGGTCCTTACTAAAAAAGCCGGGCGTCTGCACATAAAGCAGTCCGTCCGGCTTCAAAAGAGATTTTATTTTTTTAAGCTCACCGAGGTCCGAAAGATGGTCTAGGGTCCCTTGCATGACTATAAGGTCAGCTTGAACCCTTAAGGTTACAAGCTCATCAACATTCTGGTAAGCCCAATAACTCGGCTGAGCTGCCACGTCACCAAAATCAACTCCCCAAATCTGTTCCGACCCTTCGTCCTTAAAGGCTTGCAGCAAGCCGCCCCATCGTGACCCGATCTCAACCACCACTTTAGGCAAAGCGATGTCGTTCTCGTCAAGCCAGTTGATTAGCGACTTACCACTATTATATTGGGCCTTGAATCCCGACTCGGGCTCGTCAATAGTCATGTAGACCTTAGTGTCATGGTCCGGTATGATATCCCGGCCGACATTAAGATCCAAATATTCAGCGTTGTAATACCGACGAAAGCTGTCCGCCGTCATCCGAGGATTTGCACGAACCAACGCACACTCGGCGCATATGACCAACCTGTGACCAAGCTGGTCCCGGTCACTCCTGCTAAGCTCAATCTCGTTTGAAGATCCACAAATACAAGGGGCATCTTCAAAAAGATACTCCCCTGCTAAAATCTTCTCTTCTATCTGTCTGATAAATACAGGGGCAGAGAGTATCCGCCCCTGTATGTGTTCACTTAACTCCATAAATTCCCCCTTCAGAAACTTATGCAGAGGTTGCTTAGTCTGTGGTTACAGCCACCACGGTAGGATCGAGTTGGTACATCAAGAACAAATACATCTTGGCCCTGTTGCCGGCCGTGGTTCCAACGGTCAAGGTCGCAGCAGCGGCCCGAGCGAAAGAAAGAACGGTAGCGGTAGGAACAAAGTATTTGCGCCGGCAAATCCAGCCAGCAGCGGTAGCTGCATCAGCACCTGTGTTGAACTGGGCAAGTTGGGTTCCGTATTGCACGGTCGCCAAGACCAACCCGGTCGCAGCAGCGAGGACAGGGCGCTTATAGCCCGTAGTACTGAAAGGGATAGCAACCAAGAAAGCATCGCTATCACCAGCAACACCCGCGTTCATCGTTTTTGCAGCCGCAGTAGACATGGCGCCAGCAGCAGTAACACGAATGAAAGCATCTTCGATGATCATTCCCTTACGAAGCGAAAAACCAGTGCTTCGAAGCGCGGTATTAGAAGCTCCATCGTCCAGAGGAACAACCAAGTTGAAATGACTCTGTTCCGGATCAACGTCTACGCGATGATTCGAAGGCTTAAGAGCCTTCAAGAAATAGGCGCGGCCACTGACCGTAAGAACCGAGATGTCAACGGTAGAAACGCTGATGTTCGTGTAGAACGAAAGCTGTCCGTCCGTCATAGTACGAGAAACGAAACCTGCACCGCCAGCGCCGAGATGCTGGGTAAGAGCTACCCCTGACGCATTGTAAATGGTAGCGCGGGCCGCAGATCCTGCGGTATAGACCTGAAACTGACCACTGTCGTCATTGACAGGTTTCTTTTTGCGGGTGTCGATCAACTGAACGAACCATTCCCGCTTGTTATTAATGTTAGCCACCGAAAATCTCCTTTTCGTCCGCCGTCAAGCGGCCGGACATTGAGTTTGAAATTCAGGGGGCGGTTTATCGCCCCCCTACAGATTAGATTTTAGCGTCGCCCCAAACGAAGCCATGAATGGCCCCGCCCGTATGAGCTGAAATATCCATGTCGGTTCCATCAGCAATCGTCAGAACGTTTCCCGAGGCAGTGACTATCGCGCCGAGGGCGCCGTTAGAATCACCACCGAGAATCGCTCCAGTGGACGCGCTGATTTGAATGACCCAACCACGAATAATGCTCAACTGCGGAAACGTCAACGTCATCGACGTGTCGTTTGCAGGAACGGCCTTGAAAGGGATTAGTGGAAGCATAGACCCAACCACTTCGAGCGGTAGAGCCTTCTTTCCATAAACCCCTGTAGGTTCAACAGCAGTAAGAGCCATGATTTATATTTCTTCCTTTCCTTTACTGATTAGGCATCAGCAACGGCTGAAGCGAATACGTGCACAACCCCGTTGTCTTCCACGGTTGAACGATCGTAAGCGAGCTTTTGAATTCCACGAATTTCGTGAATCTCGTAAGTCCGATCATGACCGACATCAGTTTCCTCTTCGCCAAACTTCGAACGCTGTCCCCAACACACCGCGACGGCCTGTGCCCCCAACAGAAGATTGTGAGAAACGTCGATAGACGAAGCTCCAGCGCTTCCTTCGATAAGCAAGCGATCATACTCATACACAAGAACGCCGTCCCAAGCGCCTTTGAAACGAGAACCAGTGAACAAGGGGGACTCACTGTTAGCCTGGGGCGGAATGTTCAAATGAGCATTTCTCCACGAGGCATCATAACGGGTAAGATCCCGAACCGAAAGGGTGTGGCCTTGGAAAGTGAACCACTCTTCAGTGTTCTTTCCGACCTTCACCTTCATGGGACGAATCTTAGCCAACGCATTGACAGGGATGATTGCCTTGCGCTTCGCAACTTCGATCATGTTGGTAGCCAACAGATCGCTGGAGCTATCCACGTTCGCCAAAGCGGTAGCGTGGGTGGCATTCCAGTTGCTGTCAACGGAGCCATAGAGGTATCGACCACGAACTCGACCGGTAGCAGTGTCAGAAACAGCGATAGTGATATCGTCGTCCAAATCCACTCGGGCCTCATCCTGCAACGCTCCCCGCGCTTCCTCAAGCACGTCGAACTTCACGCGCTTTTGGGACATGGGGATGTTTTCGATCTTCACCAATCGACGGTAGTTATCGATAGTGATTCTCTGACTGAAAAACGCGACAGTACCTTCGTTGCCAATGCCTTTAGCATTACCATCAACGCGTCCGCCGACAAGCCGGCCACGAATGCCGACCGTAATAGCGTCGCCATCCGATTTGGTCAGGTCTTCTTTGACCTGGATGGGCATATCGGCCGAGGTGCCCATGAAGTGCTTCCAAGCAAGCTCACCGATGTACTCAGAGAAGATTTTATCTTCCCATTGTTCAACGGTCAGCCCGTGGGAGGTTAGTATTTCAATGTAACTCACGTTTGGTCTCCTGGTTTTTTTAGATTAACCGAAAAGCTTTTTAAGCGAAGTAGCCTTCGGTTCGACTTTAGGTCCGCTACTCTCGCTGCTGCCTCGGGACGAAGACATTCCCTCGACATTCTCATCTTTTAACTTCTTACCTTCTCGGATCTCATCGAGAATCTCTTTCCGTATCTTTTTCTGAAGCTCGTCCGTGACTTCTTTGGTGATAGCCGCGTGTTGCTTTTCAGGGGT